CGTAGTACAACCCAAAAATCTCGTCGATAATGTTTTGGATTGGAGTGCAATCCTTATCAACGACTTTATACCGCATTTCCTCAAGTTCGTCTACCTGACCTTCAAGAAACGCGACAATGTTGTTTGTCTTCTTAGCTGACATAAGCGAAATGGGGCCGATAAGGCCGTATTTGCCTTGGTAGGCTTCTGCAAACTTGTCAGCCAGTTCAATCACTTCATCGTAAAAAGTGTTCAAGGCAGAGTGCTTGGCAAAGCTGCGTGTGTTCAGGTGCGTCGAATGGGCTACATCGCGCGCAAGAAACAGTGTGCCTACGAAATCAGCGCATTTCATGATGTTGGGCTTTCAGGCCAGACGATAGCAAACGGATCAGATTGAGTCGTTACGTCGCGCAAGGCTTGGCGGTATGTAGCCCATACAGCAGCGTCTACAGGTGCGTCAGGTAGCTGCGTCCAATCCGAAGCAACCAGCAGTTTGTTACGTTCAGCCCGAATGGCAGCCCACTGCGCTTCGGTGTCTGGTGCTGGTGGGGTAAGATTTTCTCCATCCCATAGCCAACCGATTCCACCAATATCGCCATCAATTAAGCCCGGTATTACATCCAAGCTATCAACTTCAATAGTGTTTACAACAACACCGTTTTCGACAATGTGCGCTCTCATTAGACAATACCCCAGATACGCAATTCACCGCGCGCGCCCGCACCACTAATAAAGGGACCCCCGCTGGTATCACCCGCGCCGCCGCCGCCGCCGCCCGGCGCGCTGCCAGCTACGCCCGTCGTGCCACCCGATGCACCCCCGTTGCCGCCATAGACAGACGTGCCGCCAGCCTTAGCGGACCCAAACACACTTATGGACCCGCCGCCGGCGCCGCCAAAAACACTATCCCCGCCGACTTTGGAGTCGGTGTTGCCCGCAGTCCCTCCGCCAGAAGCGCCACCAGCAAAAGAAGTTGTCGCAGCGCCATTTGATCCGGTTGCGCCGCCGAAACCACTATTGCCGACAAGAGCGCCATTGCCGCCGCCCGGATTGCCGCCATTGCCGTTGTTAGCCCCCGCGCTTAAAGTGCCGCCGCCGCCGCCGCCGGGGGCGGCGCCTGAAGTACTGGTAGCGCCGCCACCGCCATAAGCAAAAAATTTACCGTCAAAAGATGAATTTCCGCCTACAAGCCCCGCGCTGCTAGAAGCTGCTCCGCCAGCACCTATGGTCACAGTGCAAGACGCCGACAAAAATGCGCTATTTACCGAAAAAATATTGCAGGCGCCGCCGCCGCCGCCGGGGAAAACGCTGGAGCCGCCGCCGCAGCCGCTGCCGCCGCCGCCCCAAAGCAGCCCAGTAAATCCGGCATAGCCCGGCGGTTTAGTAAAGGTGCCTGAAGCAGTAAATACGCTGTAAAAAGCACTTAGAACTATTGTTCTGAGTGCAGTGCCATCGCACTGAACTAGACGCACTTCGCCCGGATACATAATATAAGTTGTCAGCCCATCAATAGTTTCAGAGCCATTAGGGTCTAACGTAATGTCGCCGGTACCACTATTACGGATATAGCAAAACCAGCCACTAGTTAATGTTGCCGCAGCCACAAAAGTTTGTGTAAAAGTGCCTGATGTAATATCAATTAAGTTTGAACGATTGGATGCGCCAATTTGCGTATTGCTAGTACGCGCTACCCGTAAAATTTCAGAACCACCAAAAGTTGCACTAGTCCACGATGTACCGTTACTTATCAGCAGATTACCCGCTGTGCCGGGCGCGCTTAGCCCTGTGCCGCCGTTTGCAGCCGCCAAAACTCCAGACACTTCAGATGTAAGTGAGACAGTGCCGGCGGTCATAGGCGACGTGCCGTTGCCTTTAACTACACCAGTAAGCGTTGATGCGCCTGTACCGCCGTTTGCGACAGGTACGTTAGTAACCGCTAGCGTGCCGCCTGATATTGACAAGGCAGCGCCTATACCAATTTCTTCGGCAGCGCCTGTGCCAGCGGTAGCGCGGCCTAGCAGCTTATCGGTGGCGAGTTCCAACTCATGCTCTTCGTTCCAGTTGGACGGCTGAACAAGTGACGTGTCAAGACTGTCAGTTTTGGCAGACTGAAAGGTATGTTTGAGGCTTACGGTCATTCCATCATTCCTTCAGGCGGCATCTCAGGCATACCACCCATATCTTGCATTGGTTGCTGTTGAGGCATTTCTTCGTCCATTTGAGGCTGCTCACGCATTTCTGGTGATCCGCTAATCAAATCACCTGTATCTAACGCGCCTGCAATCGTCCCCATGACAATATCCTGAATTTGCTCTTCTGTCATCCCTGCTTGCATCGCACTGATACGTTTTGTTTCCGCATCGTAGGCGTCTACCTGTGCCTTGTATTCCTTGATGTCTACTTCGCGTTTCGCAACGTCAGCCTGCACGCCTTCGATAATATCGACCATGCGGTTGAGTTCTTCAGCCATGACTTCCATCTGCTGCTGCGCTGCGGCCATTTCAGGTGACTCATCGCCTGTAGCAAGCACCTTGGGATCAAGGATTTTCTTGAACCGCTCGGCCATTTCTTGCGCGCCGGGCCAATCCATGTTCTTAATGAACAAATCGCCTGCAACAGCCCAAAGTTGTGGGTTGGATTGCAGAATCTGGCTCATGGCATCAAGTGCTTCTTGACGCTTGGTCATGTAGCCGGGGCCAGTAGTGACCATAACGTCGTATGTACCAACGCCGGGGTTGTAAATCTTTTCGATTAGACCGCCGGTTTCAGCATCGCGCACTTCACGCACTGGTTCTTCCTGCGACGGGTCCATCTTGACCATGCTGACTTCGCCATCAGCACCAATGATGCGTGCAATGCGCTGTGTGTCGTAGATTTTAGGGATCATATCGACAATTTGGCGCGTAATGTAGCGAATGGCCCGCGCAAGGTTGTCAACGTAGTGATACGTGCCAACATCGCCCTGCTTTTCGCGTGCGACGATAGCTTTTGCAGACCGTTCGTTGCCTTGTTGGCCCAGCGACGCATCATACTGGCCGGTTGTGGCCTTGATGTCCTCGCCAGCGCCCATTTTAGCCTGTATCAGACCTGTTTGGGGCAAAGGTGGCTGTGCGCGCATAGGCAGCGGTAGAACACCGCCAGCGCCGTCTGTAACGTCTGGATTGACTTCCAAATACGGCCAGTTGGTCGTGTTGGCAGTCTTCCACTGGTTTTCGTAGCCTTCAAACTGGCCGCCGTAACCGATAAATGGCGCTTTAGGCGCCAATGCAAGCATTTCTGCCTCTTGGCTGGTCCAGTAGTTGTACATACGCTGGGCATCTTTGGCGTTACGCACAAGCCCAGAGATGTATATTTGGCCGTCAACTTCCCATTCGTTGCCAATTACGCGCACGACAGGAATATATTTGCCCGACCACTCGCGTTCATCAAGAATGTCATAGCCATTGGTCTTCATCCACATGACTTTTTTTCGGTCCACTTTGCGTGTGCGAAGCGGTTTGCCGTACATTTCTTTAAGCTGCTTGTCTTCTGGCGAATTAGCCTTGGCAGTCTGGTTATTTGGGTACAGATGCAGCGTTTCAGGCTCGTAAACGTTGTAAAAATACTCCGCAATGCGGATCGTATCTTCTTGCAGCCACGACGAAATGCCCTGATCACCGACGCCTTGGCTATATAATGTGCTGATTGGCGATGCGTCAGGGAACAAACGCTCATATTCGGATTTTAGTATATCTTCGGTGATAAAGCACCATTCAGCATCTGAGCCGCATGGGTCTTGGATGGTGGGGTCCATGTAAACGCTAAATGCGTTACGGACACGGCCAATCTTAATGTCTTGGTCAAACGTATCGTCGTTGCAATACTCAGTCAGCAGACGGATGTAACCTTCGCCGTAGGTGACTTGGTTGTCGCAGGCTGTGTCATATGCAACGTCAGCATCTGACATATACTCAATGTGGCGGACCACACCGTTGAATATTTCAGCAACCTGTACGTCAGCGTTGTCATCCGCGGGTATTACTTTACCGTTTGGACGGTTCTGACGTTGCTCGTTCGTCACCTGACGGACGTGCTGTGGTAGCTTGTTGATTGTCAGGCATGGACGTGCGTTGATAGCCTGTCCTTGCACGCTGCCGCGTGTTGACAATACGTCAGCGGGCCACTGCCACTGGTTGTCAGGGCTGCCGGCCATAAAGCGTAGATCGTCTAGTTCGTCCTCACGGCTGTCTGAATACGCAGCCTGCGCCATCGTAAGACGGCTACGCATGGTAGCCATCTTATCGTGATCGTCGCGCGTTGTCTTAGGCGCGTTCGATCCTACGTTGGCGACTTTACCTGCCGCTTCAATGCCTGTGGGGTCGGCCATAGATTATTTCTTGCCTTTGCTGGCGGCGCGCTTTACGCTGTAAGCGATGGCGACGGCTTGTTTCACAGGTTTACCCGCATTTACTTCTGCTTTGATGTTCTTGCGAAACGCAGCTTTGCTGGGTGACTTACTAAGGGGCATGATTAACGCTTTTTACCCATTGGCGAAGACTTCATGTTTGTAGTCAAGCTGATGGTCTTTTGCATCTTTGGCGCGGTAGGTTTGGGTGGCATCTTAACTGCGCGTCCGCCGGCTGGGCTTGTTGTGCCTTCGCGCGACAAAACCTTCTCGGCAGCAGCCTTGCGGGCTGGGTCGCGGTTAGCAATGGCAGCCTTCTCAGAAGCTACAGTGCCGGTTTTGTACAGCGCGCGCGTATATTTATTGGCTGGCATTTACTTACCCTTCTTAGTTGGCTTGGCCGTCTTGGCGCTTTCTTTGAAATCTTTTGCTGTAGGTGCGCCTTTAGCACCCGGTTTACGCATTTTCTCGCCAGAACCAGCAGCTATGCGGGCTTTCTTAGCGTGGATGTTTGCATACAATCCGGGCTTCATGAGCATTTCCACCTTTTCAAACTAGCTTTGGCACGCTCGCCGTCTTTTGCCTTAGCAGCTACTGCGCCCATGCGCGCGCAGAATGACGCTTTGCGTCCTGCGTCAGCCTTTGTTTTCGGGCTGGGCGCAGGCGCCTTTAAGTTACTACCTGTAGCAGCATTATACTTGGCTCTGCCAGCGGCTGTCAGACCCGCGCCCTTTGACACAGGCAGTTTCTCGCCTCTGCCAACGGATAGCGACACTGATTTCTTCTTGTCAGCCATTAACTGCCCATCCACGATGTAGATATTCCTGCGGGAGAATAGCCTCTTGTGCGATGCTTGTCAACGCGTGTCAGACGCGGATCAGTAGATGCTACAGGAAACGCGAACGTGACCGCTATGGCGTCTGCTGCGTCTGGCGAGGCCAGCCCGCGTGACTTCATATCTTTCTTGCTTTCTAGGAACAGCGTACCCCTGCTGTCAGGCTTAGTGC